GCTTCTAATACAGAAGTAAGTAGCTTTGTTCAGCAAGGCAGAGCTTCAACTATTATGGGTACTATTAACAATAGTAAGAGTGGTAACTTAAATTTTAACTCTGTATTTGATTCTGAAAATGGAATGATTCAGAGTATAACCGAAGCTAAAATAGCCAAAGGTTTATCACCAAAAGCAGCTAGAAAAGAAGCATTAGTAGAATTTTCAGATGCTGTAGTTTATGCGTATAGAAATTTAGGGATGGAAGATGATGACTATTATCACCTTATGAATGAACTTAAATTTAAACATGCAGATGGACGTATGGTTACATTCTCTGAGATGGGAGGTATCTGGCATGACACTCAGATAGAGCTTGATAGAAGACTCAATGAAGTAAATGATGAACGAGACCTGATTAGAGATAAGGGTGTCTTTACTGAACTCAAAGAACGTTATGAAGAAAACGGTACTTTAATATCTGACCGAGAATTGCAAGAATTTACTGGCTCTTCTATTTTTAATGAGGTAGCAGAATTTAAAAATCTAACAGATAGACAAGCTATAACAGGTACAGATTCAGATAAATACATCGTAGGAGAAATAAAAGCCGCAGTAACAAACTATGTTACGAATAATCAAATAGGTGGCGACAATGAACTTCAACGAAATAGAAATATAGCTTATATGTCTCTTGAAGCTAATCAAGATTATTACCGGATAGTTCAAAAACTTGAGAAAGGTAATATTGATTCAGCACAGGCTCGAGCAGATGCAAAGACAATCGTAGAAACTAATATAAAGGAAGGCAAGTATCTGGATGCTTTACCTAATGAAAATGTAGACTATGATCCTAAAAAAATCTATCTTAAACATGCTACCACTCTTGATTCAGCTGATAGCAATACCAAACAAGCATGGATAAATAGTAAATCATATCATGTTGGTGAATTAAAGTATGCCGAAGAAGGCTTTAACCAGTTAAAATTAGGTGGAGATATACCTATATTATATCAAAACTTAGCAAAATATTACCCAGACTTAGATGCCAGAGGTCTCATGGTAGCAAGACTGAAAGCTTTAGGAATTATAGGAAATGAGTATGATGCATTTATGGTTCCATTAGAAGGTAAAATAGATTCCATTTCTGCTAGAAACTTAACACACAATCCATCTGATGCTAAAACATATCAAACAATATTAAACTCATCTAAAAACTTTACAGGTATTACTGAGGCACTTCTTGAAAGAACAATTAGTAAAAATATGCTAGCTAACGGTGGAGAAAATGCAGTATTTACTGCAAGTGTACCGGGTGTAGAAGGAGGTTATAAAGACGAAAACCTTTCAACAACAAATGTAGGTGATTTAGTTAACAGTTTTGCCGGTGTAACAGACGACATTTTAGACGATAAAAGATATGGAGTCTATGGTATCAGAGGTGATAATTTAAAGAAATTACTTGGCTACATGCTGAATAATAATATTCCTATTGCTGATAGAGTATTTGATCGTCAGTTCCAAGATGAACTAATGATGCTTAATTTAGCATTAGAATCACAAAATAAGCTTACTCTTAATGGAGACGTTAGTTATCTAGGTATGTTACCTATAGGTGCAGACGAATCTAAAAGTTATGAAACACTCTTTAAAGATATCAAAGACGTAGATGACGATGACAATATTTGGAATGAAGTACGTTATCTTTTAAGAGGTGCTGCCCAATACAAAATTAATATGGACTTATATGGACCTGACAAAGAGGAGGAAGAATAAATGAGTTCTTCATATGACTCATCTATTCCTAGTTTAGATGAGGTAAGTAGAGACATTGCCGAAGCTGCTAACATTGAAACTAAATTAAATGAGTCAGCAGCAGAAGAGCAAAGACAAGTCGAAAACTATGTAGCTACAAGAGAAGATCCTCGTAATGCAGATCAGTGGGGTTTCAAAGGAGTAGCTAAAGAATTACAATCTAGTTTGTCAGGTGGTTTACAGGATACTGCATCATCAGTAACTACATTTGGAGAGCGTACATTTGATGCACTTTCCGGAGCAAGACAACGAGAAATACAAGAAACAGGGTCTTACACACCAGAATGGGACCCTTTTGTAAATAAAGAAGACCCTATTATTACTAAAACATGGTGGGGTCAACTACTTAGAGGTACTGTACATTTTGGTTCACTAGCTGTTGGTACTGTATTAGCAGCTAAAGGACTAGCAGCTACAGGTATACCTCTACTAGCCGGTGGTGCATCAGCACTATTAGGAGCTGGTAATATTACTAGAGCTATCGCTATCGGTGGTATGTCTGATTTAATATCAAAAGAATCAGACGGACACAATGCGTTAGCTGCTATGAGAGATCGTTATGGTTGGATAGATACACCACTAAGTACTAAAGAAACTGACCATCCTATTATGATGAAGATGAAAAACATCGTAGAAGGTATGGGTATAGGATTAGCATTTGATGGTGCTGCTTATCTACTAGGTAAAGGTGGTAAAGCAGTCAAACGACAGATTATACGTCGTAATGGTAGTATAGAAGATCAAACAACTACTGCTGCATTAGCACAGCTCAGACGTAATGAAACACAGTTTAGAGCTGATAAGAATAAACCATTTGCTGACAGACATCAAGGTGCTCACACATCTACTGTTGACCCGGGCGATGCTAGAGATCAATTACAACGTACACGTAAAGACTGGGGATCTGAAGATGGATCTAGCGGCGGAGTTACAACTGCTGTTGAAAGAGAACGTATTGCTAGATATGGTGGTACGACTGACGAGATTGTTGAGTCTACACTAAAAGGCTTAATGAGTACAGAAAAGTTTGCAAGAGAGCTAGATGCTGTAAAAGGTAATAGAGCTTTACTAAGTGAACTCTGGAGAGATTCTGTTGAATCATTCCATCAGATAACTAAAGGTAGAGATCCTATGGATATGTCACCTGACGAGTATTTACAAGACTTATTTAACAAAAAGCCTGCTACTCTTCCTATAGGTGATGAAGTCTATGAGACATGGGCTGGTGAAACAGTTGTTACTGCTGATTTAGTTGTAGGTGACTTAATGAAAAAGTTACGTGATACAGGTATTGCAGGCAGAGAACTAAGAGATATTGTTTCATTAGATGATATAGATGGTCCGGCAAAACAGATTGTTGATACTATGTTAACTGCTCTGTTTCAGACTAAGAAATCTAGGTTTGTAGCATCTGACTATTTCAGATCATTTGGTGCGGGTAAAACTAAAGCACAGTTAAATGATGCTGTAAACAATGCTGTAAAATCAGATATGGCAGATGTTAAAGAGTCTATATTATCCATGCTAAAAATAGCTAAGGATGATCCTGATGACAACTTATTAAATGCTTTATTTGAAGCGTTTTCTATGATGAAGAATGTCAACAGTTTAGATGACTTTGACAACTGGGCTAGAAAAATACTTAGAGGTGGTAGATTAGATCCATCACAGCCTGACCGTACTGGAGCTTTGATTAGAAGTCTACAAGAAATGGTTAGTCACAGTGTACTTAGTGGACCTAAAACTCCAATGCGAGCACTTTTAGGTACAGGTACTGCAACTTTCTTAAGACCATTGCAAACTTTTTTAGGTGCTACTTTACGCTATCCATTTACAGGTGACTCAGCTACTGTTAAAAGTAGTTTGTCAGCTATGGCTGGAATGATAGAAGCTGTACCAGAAGCGTTTGATTTATTCTTTACAAAGCTTAACGGTTATTGGAGTGGAGATTTATCTACAGTCAGAACAAGATATACTGAATTTACAAAAGGAGATTATAACTGGGAAGTTGTACGTAAGTGGGCAGAAGAAAGTGGTAGAGCTGATCCAACAGATCGAGCTATATTTGCTGTTACTAACATGATACGTGGTATTAACAATAATAATTTTTTCTCATACTCTACTAAGATAATGGCAGCAACTGACGATGCCTTTACATTCTTATTAGGTAGATCTAAAATGAGAGAAAAAGCTATGCGTCGAGTATTAGACATGCAAGGTAATGGCTATGAAATGCCTAAGATTGACGCCAAGTTAATGCGAGCTTATGAAGATGACTTTTACGAACAGATATTTGATGCAAACGGTAATATAATAGATGAAGCTACAAACTTTGCACGTCAAGAAGTTACACTTACACAACCTTTAACAGGGTTTGCAAAAGGTCTAAACGATGTCTTGACAGCTAATCCATACGTCAGACCATTCTTTCTATTTGCTAGAACTGGTGTAAACGGACTTGCACTAACAGGTAAGCATACACCCGGTTTTAACTTTCTTGTTAAAGAGTTTAATGATATAGCATTTGCTACTAACAAAAACTTAGCAGAGCTTAAAAAGTATGGTATTAATAGTATTGTAGAATTAGAAAATGCTAAAGCCTTACAAACAGGGCGATTAGCAATGGGATCTGCCGTAGTATTTATGGCAACTCAAGCTTGGATGTCTGGTAGACTTACAGGTAATGGTCCATCTGATAGACAAAAACGTCAAGGTTGGATAGACGGTGGTTATCTGCCAAGAACTATTGATATAGGAGGTGTACGTGTTGGTTATGATTCTATAGAACCTTTTAACCTTGTACTATCTACTATCGCTGATGTCGGTGATGCAAGTATGTTGATGGGTGAAGAGTGGACAGAAAGAGAACTACAGAAGATTTCATTGGTTATAGCTCAGGCTGTATCTAGTAAGTCTTACTTAGCTGGTATTCAACAGCTTGTAGATTTAGCAGCTGGACGCCCCGGTCAGGTAGAACGTATTACAGCTAGCTTAATGAATAATACAGTACCGTTAGCGGGTTTACGTAATGAGATAGGTAAACTAATTAACCCTCATATGCGTGAAATTAATTCTGGTATTTTCCAATCACTTCGTAATAGAAACTTATCTTCAGAATATTTACCCGGTAGAGATTTACCTACTAAGTTTGATATGCTTAACGGTCAACCTCTTAAAGATTATGATTTCATGACTAGAGCATTTAATATGTTTAGTCCTGTGTCACTAAACTTAGAAGAATCAGATGCTAGAAGATTTCTATTTAATAGTGGGTATGACTTAAGAATGTCTATTTACTATGCACCTGATGGTACTAACTTAACTGACGAACCTAATATTAGATCTATGTTCCAAAAAGAAATAGGTAATCAAAACTTAGAGTATGAATTAGAAAAACTACGTAAAGATCCTAAAATTATAGCATCTATGCAACTAATGTATAGTGATATAAAAGCGGGTAGACGTGGTGACTTTGATGCTAGAGACTATTATCACAATAGAATTATAGATAGAGTATTTAAGAAAGCTCGTGTACTGGCTTGGAGAAGACTTACAGATCATCCAGAAATTGCTAGCATAATATCAGAGCAAAGAATTAAAAAAGAAGCTCAAGTACAAAAGCAATTTGCTTCTGCCAACATACTTAATATATACAAATAAATGGCAAATCAACAAAACTCGTATACGGGAAGTCAAGGGACAGGTACTAACAGTGCTGATTTTGCCTTTACCTTTCCGTCATTTACAGCAAGCGAGGTAAAAGTAGAGGTTGATAATGTAGTCAAAACTCTCACCACCCACTATACCGTCGTAAATCATAATTCTACATCTGGTGGTACTGTTAGATTTACCACTGGCAATATACCTACAGGCACCACACCTGTTCGTATATTTAGACAAACAGACGTTGACAATCCTAAAGCTACATTTACAGCCGGTTCTTCATTAAAAGCCGGTGAACTAAATGATAACTTTAAACAGGTACGTCATGCGTTACAAGAAGCTATCGGTGCAAATGCAACTGATAGAAAAATACAACCATTTAACATCGAAGATGGTGCTATAACCTCAGCTGCTATAAAAGATCTAACAGTAGCTAGAGGAGATATAGCTAACGATGCTATAGATGGTACTAAGATAGCTGATGACAGTATAGACTCAGAGCATTATGTTGACCAGTCTGTAGACACACAGCATATTGCAAACAGTAATATTACTACAGCTAAATTAGATAACGATGCAGTAACAACTGTTAAAATAGCTAACCTTAATGTAACAACAGATAAGTTAGCAAACGGTGCAGTCACAAACGTAAAACTAGGTGACAACTCTGTTATCACAGCTAAGATTGCTGATGGACAAGTTACACATAATAAACTTGGAAACGACTCAGTAGATGGAGATAACATACAAGATGATGTCGTTGACTCTGAGCACATTGCTGCCGGAGCTTTAGATAACGAACATTACGCAGCTGGTTCTATTACATCTGATAAGTTAAGTGGTGCTACTGTTATAACAGCAGCTGAACAAGGTTCTGCTACAACTAATGATACATCTTTCTTAACTTCAGCAGCAGCTGACGCTAGATTCTTTAACATAAGTTCTGGCGATACAATTAAAGATGGTCAAACATTTCCTGACAATGATACTACGATTGCTACAACCGCAGCTATCAACGACAGAATTATTGACATTGTAAATGATGTTGGTGGTTTTGATATTATAGAAAGTGAACAGCACTTTCCTAATACTAACCCACAGGGTCAAGCCGGATCATCAGCTGTTTTAAGTATAAAAGCAGCGTCAGGAGCTTTAACTCCTAGCGGTACAACTCTTACTATAGTTAATGGTAACTTAGCTAACAACGCTAACATTATTATAACTGGTGTAACATCTACTATACCATCTGGCTTTGGATTTATAGTAGAATCTACATCTACGCTACATACATATACCTTCCATAGATTAGTACCTAAAGCAACAGAGGTTACAACTGTCGCCGGTATATCTGGTAATGTTACAACCGTAGCTGGCATAGCTGCTAACACAACTACTGTAGCTGGTATATCTGCTAATGTTACTACAGTTGCCGGTATAGCATCTAACGTAACGTCAGTTGCTGGCAATGCATCAAACATAAATGCTGTAGCCGGTAATGCAACTAATATAAATGCAGTACAAAGTAATGCAAGTAATATAAACACAGTTGCAGGGTCTATATCTAATGTAAACACAGCAGCTTCAAATATAGCAAGTATTAATAATGCGTCTGCTAATATATCTTCTGTCAATAACTTTGGTGATACATACCAAGTAGCATCATCTAACCCATCAACAGATGGTGGTGGTAATGCACTAGCGGAAGGAGACTTATACTTTAATACTACTGCTAATGAACTGAAAGTTTATAATGGTAGTCAATGGCAAGGTGGTGTAACAGCTAGTGGTAACTTTGCAGCTATTACTGGTAATACATTTACTGGAGATAACGTATATCAAGACAATGCTAAACTAAAACTTGGTACAGGTTCAGACTTAGAAATATTCCATAATGCTAACGACTCTATTATTAATGATGCTGGACAAGGCACTTTAAAAGTACAAAGTGGTGGAAATACAAAACTAGAAGTCACTTCATCAGGAGCTTCCGTTACAGGTAACATAACTGTATCTGGAACTGTAGATGGTAGAGACGTAGCTGCTGATGGTGCTAGCTTAGACAGTATTGAGCAAGGTAACATCGGAACTAACGTAACTAACGGTAACGTAAAACTAACTCCTAACGGAACTGGTGTTGCTGAAGTTAGAGGTGTTGGTGGAGCTGATGGTACACTACAACTTAACTGTTCACAGAATAGTCATGGTGTAAAAATTAAGTCCCCTGCTCATAGTGCTGGTGCAAGTTATACACTTACATTACCTAACACAGATGGTAATGCTAATCAGCTTCTTAAGAGTGATGGTAGTGGTAATTTAGACTGGGTAAATGTAACTAACACAAACGTAGATGCAAGTGCAGCGATAGCTGGAACAAAGATTAGTCCTGATTTTGGATCTCAAAATGTAGTTACAACTGGAAGAGTAGATGCTGCTGACGTTCAAGTTGCAGGCACTGTATTCCACGAAGGAGATACAGATACTAAGCTTGAGTTTGGTACTAACCAGATGATATTAAAAACTGGAGGTACAAACAGATTTGAGGCAAACAATTCCAACTTAATGGTACGTAGTGGGTTTCCGCTAGGATTTGCTGCTTCTTCTGGTAACTCTCCAAATATTAAATCTGGTAACACAAATAATCAGCATTTATTATTTACTGTTGATAATACTGAAAGATTTGAAGTAAACAATACTGGTGTTGACGTAACAGGAAACATTACAGTATCAGGAACAGTTGATGGTGTAGATATAGCTGCACTTAATACAACAGTAGGAAACATTGCTACTGACGTTGTAACTGACACAACACCACAGCTAGGCGGTGACTTGGATACAAATGGTTTTGAAATAGATTTAGATGACGACCATTCTGTTAATTTTGGAAATGATGATGATTTAAAAATTAATCACTCTGGTACTAACGGAAGTATAAATAATTACACTGGAGATCTAGTTATAAGAACTTTAGGTAGTAGTTCTGACGATATCTTTATTGATTCTAAAAGTGACGTTAATATACGAGTGGATACTGCTGATGATGCGATTACATGTACCAGTAACGGAGCAGTAAAGCTCTATCACAACGGCAGTGAAAAGTTACAAACACAAGCTGACGGAATCTATGTAACTGGTAAAATTCAACCTACAAGTCATATATATCAAAACGATGATTTAAAACATCATTGGGGTTCTAGCCAAGATTTAACAATCTATCACAAGTCTAGCGACAACAACTCTTACATAGAAGAGTCAGGAAGCGGAAGTCTAGTTGTAAAAGCTGATGACTTTTACGTACAAGATGCTGGAGCTAACCATACTCAACTTTATTCTGATTCAGACAATACCGTTCAGTTGTCATTTAATGGCACAGCAAAACTTCAGACTACAACTGATGGAGCCAAGGTTTTAGGTACTGGTAACTTTGTTTTACCTTCTGGAACTACAGCTCAAAGAGGTTCTGCTGCAACTGGTTCTATTCGTTATAATACTACAACTAACCAGTTAGAAGTATATAATGGAAGTGCATGGTCTGGAGTTGGAGCAAGTTCACCACAGATCTATAAAGTAACAAACACTACAACTACTGGTGCTGCCGGTACAAGTATGGTTATTACTGGAGAAGATTTTGTAAGTGGTGCAACTGTACACTACATGGGTGGCGATGGTACTTCTGTTGCTGCGGGTTCTGTTTCATTTAACAGTTCTACACAACTAACAGCTGTCAGCCCTGCCTTACTTGTAGCTGGTGCTCCTTATTCTATCAAGGTAACTAACCCTGATGGTGGTGAAGCTGTTGCTGCACCTGAAGTAGAAGTCACTGCGGGTTCTGCTCCATCGTGGACTACAGCGTCTGGACAAATCGGTAGTAACCAAGTTAAGAACGTAGCTGTAAGTGGATTAAGTGTAGCGGCTACAGACCCAGAGGGTGCTGTTACATATTCTGAAACAACAAGTGTGTTAACATCTAACGCTAACACCCCTGCTGCAACTATGAACTTGTCACTAAACAGTTCTACAGGTGCTATTACAGGTACAGCTCCAAACGTTACATCTGATACAACTTATAACTTTACACTTAGAGCAACTGATAGTGCTGGTAACACAACAGACAGGAACTTTAATATAGTAGTTCTTGCTGCACCGGCAGCTATATACTGGTTTAGAGGTACATCTCAAGGTGGCTCTGGTACAAGATCAGGTACAACTTGGAGTCATACAGGATATAACCCTAACGCATCTGGTGGTGGTAATGCTAACGCAGATAGATTACGTGTATATGGTAACGGTACTGGCGGTACATACGCTGGATTCCATCACTTCTTATACAGTAATGCTATTGTTATTCCAGTAGGTCACGATAGATGTGATATGTATGTATCAAGTGTATATACTAACAACAACGGCTATCGTTACAACCAAGGTAATAGCTGGACAACATCACAGCCAAGTGGTAACTCACATGGATCTGGAGCATTTGGTGCGAAGAACATGGGTGCTGGTATGAACGGACTTAATACTTATACCGTCCCATCAAACCATCAAGGTGTAACTAGATACTGGCAGATGTTTGTGTTTGGTGGACAGAATGGTGTACAATATCAAGAAGTTACATTGCTTAAGACGTATAACGTAAATAATCCATAATGGAAATACCCACCATAGTATTACCTGATATTACAGAGATAGAAACTATATCTATACCATTACCTACAGCTGACGTTCCTTATTATAAACCTATGGTTGTTCCACCCAGCGACCTAAAGGATGAGCAAGAAGAACCTGTTAAAACTGTAGAAGAAAAACCCGAACCACCTACACTTAAAATACCGTTTATTAAGCAGCCAGTACCTCGACCTTCAACTGAGGTTGTCGTAGTGGCAGCTACAACGGCGATTACAGCTGTGGCGGCTACAACGCTTACACAGCCTATAATTGAATGGATACGTAAAAAAGTCCAAAAGTTCCTAAATGATAAAATCACCAAATGGAGAAAAAACCTGACGAACAAAAAGGACTCTTCAAAAGACTCAAAGAAGGAATAGACGATCATGAAGAACAGATGGTGGTACTGGGGGCGATGGTTCGTCTTGGTGTCGTTATCTGGTCT